TACACCAAAGGCGGTTGATGCAGTTCCACCCATGTTAGCAATGTGGTTTGCCACTGCAACTATTACTGCAATCAAAGCAATAATCAAAAGAATAATCCATGTCAACGGACATGAAAGTAATGCGGTATTCAAACCATACTGTTCAGCGGTTGCAACTGCGGTTGCACTTGCTTCTGCCCCGGTTGCTGCTGCATGGGCAAATGATGCAACTGCTAATGCAATTTTTATACCAGTTGAAATCATTTCTATTGCTTTAACCACTCCCATAATGGCATAATAAGCAGTTAATGCGGTAATTACACCATATACAAGCGGACTAATTGTTGACCAATTATCAGAAATAAAAGTTCCAACTGTTCCAGCCATGTTGAAAATATCCAATAGTACACCGGAAAGTGTTGCCATTGCATTGACTGCATTTGTTACGAATGTTTGAAAACTTTCACTGTTCGCTAAATCATTTAATCTTTGCAGCACTGGTTGAAACGCAATTAAAGCAGTATTTTGAAAAGACTGCCATAACTGCCCCCATGTCTGCGGCATAGAATCAAACTTTGCGTTGATGTCATCTGTTGCTGCAAAGATTGCAGCCTTTACAACATCCGCTGAAAGTTCCCCTTCTGATGCCATTTCCCTGATTTTACCAATCGGTACATTCATGTAATCAGCAATATTCTGTATCAGGTTTGGTGCTTGTTCAAAAATACTGTTCAATTCATCACCACGCAAGACACCTGAACCAAGTGCCTGTGACAACTGCAATTCTGCATTGGCTGCTTCTTGTGTAGATGCCCCGGCAATCGTCATTTGCTTTTGAATCAAATTTGCAAACTGTACTACTTCGGCTGAACTACTGAACGCATCTTTTGCGTTATTACCAAACCGAGCAACCACATCAGCCATATCACTGAATGAACCCCTTGCATCTTGTGCAGCAACATAGACCATATTCACCAAATCTTCTGTGGTCTGCACTCCATCATTCATCATGTCAAGTCTGGAAGTGGTCTGTATTAGTTCATCAGATGCGTTCAATGCACTTTTTACAGTTTCGACAGTCGCATATGCAGCAACCGCCTTTTGTATGGTCTGCATTAAACCATTCGCTTGTGTTGTACCTTCTTGAATTGCCTGATTAAAAGTCCCTTGTTCATTTGTATTGTCCCTAATATAACGTTCTGTATTACTAACAGTTTGGGATAAACGCAAATACGCATCATTGGCAGCAGACACATCCATATCTTGCATTGCCTGATTCAATTCTTCCTGTTGTGAAACTGCCTGATTCAGTTGTGAACGCAACTGTTCCAATTCCTGATTTGCCACATCTGTTCCTATATTCATAGGATTATCTTCAATCTGTTGAATGCGGTTTCTTACATTATCAATCCGAGCCGCCAAACTTGTCATATCCCTTTGTGCATTTGGTGATAATACATCAGAATTGGCGGCTTGTCTTGATATTTCATTTTGTGTATTACTTAACTGTTCAAGCATAGCATTAGCACTTTGAACCTCTTGCTGGTATCTTTCAACACCTGAATTGCTGAACACATCCAAATTATCAGATTGCCACTGAATCGGTTGTTGAACTGGTTCAGCAGATGGTGTTGTTGGTACAGAAATCCCTTGTTCTGCTTTCTTTTTCATATCATCAATAATTCTTTGATACTCGTTCGCCAACATTGTTGCTTGGTCAATTTGCTCAATCGCTCCATCCATCATTGCCGTATTGACAGGTGTATTCATTGTTTGATTCATTTCTTCCATGCTATGCACTGCAAGATTAACAGAATTGATAATACCATAAAGAACACCTGTGAATTGATCATCTAATGTTATTCCTGTTTGAATTGAAGCCATTTCTTCACCTTCTTTCTAACTTGTTTCAATTTATCTATTGCCGTTGATTTAGGTGGTGATTTCTCATATTCTTCTTTTACACACCGTCTTTTTACTTCCCAATCAACTGCACTAATTAGTAAGTCACATAATCGGTCATTTTCTGCACTTGGGCACTCACTTAAAATATCTTGCAGTTCCTTGTTTGTTTTTGTCATTGCTTTCAAAAACACAAACTTTAGTGCTGGGAATAATTCAGAACTTTTATCAAGTAATATTATCCCCTGCGTTGTCATTTCCACATTGCCTAATTTTGAAACATTAGGCAATAATTGCAATTCTTTAATATACCCCTGTTTAACATATGACATATTAACCGCCCAAAGATTATCGTTAATTATATCTATATTTGAGTTCATGTCATCACCCCTCTAGCAAATTATGAATTTCTTTTTGCAACTTCTCCGATTCTTTCTGATATGGATTTATCAGCATATTAAACTTTACCGAATTATTAATATATCGTAAAATTTGTTCATGTTCCTCTTGTAATTTACTTACCGATTTTCTAACCTTCACCAAAAGTTCTGTTGCACAATTCAATCTATCTTTGGAACAATTGTTTTTTTCAGCATAATCTAATAACAAATTAATTTGTCTAGAATATACCTTAATCAAATCAACAAATATTTTCATATTTTTATTCACCACTAAAATCACCCCCTGACACAACCAAATCCATTGTGTGTTGATGGTTTTTAAAAATATGTGTTACTTTCTCAACCATCATATAATTTGCCACTTTTACATCATCAAGGTTTAGAATCACTGGAACTAATGAACCAGCGCGTACCTTCTTACATCCAATGACGTTGGAAATGGTCAAACTTCTTGCTTTTCTGTTATATAGTTTCAGATAAGCCTGTGATTTCAACTTTCCAACATCAGGGTCATCAATTTTTTCCAAATACTGCAACACACCCCATTTGTTGATTGATTTTGTGCTTTTTGCAACATACAAGTCATATGAGGCTTTTTCTGAATTTTCATATATCAGTTTTATTTGGTTGTACACATTTGAATCAATCGTTGTCTTATAGGTGTAATCTTCTCCTGTTTCATCATCTATCAGGCAATCATTTACTTTCATACTGCTAATGTTTTGAAGCCTTAACTTTCCTACTTGGTCATAGAGTACATACACTTTATTTTTAGTCATCAGTGTTTTATCAAGTGCATTTTGTATCATGTCAAATAAAGTGCTGTCATCTTCTATCTTTTTCTTGATGACATATCCGGTGTTTGCCAATTTACCGCATTGCAGATTAAAACGTTTTGCAATGATTTTGATGTACTGGTCTGCCCTCTTTTTCTTAAAAATCAACGTGTCTTTATTTTTTAAATATCGTAATTGGTCATAGACAGTGTATTGATAAAAACCATCTTTTGACCTTTGCCGGGAGAAAACAAAACCATAAAACATTTTTGTGCCATCCACAATCAGCAATACCGCATTACCCTCTGTTACTTTATATTTTTTATCATACATTGCTTCAAAGGTAAGTTTTCCGGGTGTTCCTTTTCTCTCCCATACCAGTTTCATACCATCTTTTACTGGAAGTTCAAACTTTTTCTTACTGTTTGTGATGATGACTTGAACATTGCAATTTGGCAATTTACCAGTTTCACTAACTGTTGCATCAATCTTTGTACTGGAAGTGGTTGAACTTTTATTTTTCAGTATCTTTTTCAAATACGCAAGTTCTTCTTTTCCTGTTTTCTTTGTTGTTGAACTGCTATTTGAACTTGATGTTGAACTATTCAGATTTGTGTACTTTGGCACACCATATCCTGTAATTCGTGCAGCAGTTAAAGAATAACTTCTTCTTGCCACTTTATTTGAAGTGTTGCCCTCGACAGTATGTACAGTGTTGCCAGATACCTTTTCAACAATCCCAACGTGTGACGAGCCAGCAGAACAAAAATATATGATGTCACCTCGTTTTGGTGTGTATTTCCCTTTGTATTTGAAAAGTCCTTTGTTCTTAAACCACGTCATGCCATTGGAACATGATGCAGTTTTGGGAACTATGGATGTTTTCACACCAGCCTGATTTGCACACCATGACACAAACATATGACACCATGCAGCACCGTTCATCCCATACCATGCGCCATATTTTGTCCGGTTGTTCCCTTGCTCCGAATATCCAATCTCACCAATGGCAACATCAACAATATCTTTTGCCATACCATCACCACCTAACGTTTTAACCAAATATAATACGTTGCTTTTTCCCCAAGCACTGCATCATAATATTCTGCCTTTGCTTTCATAGTTTCTATTGACTCTGCGTACACCGGAAACAATAACCAGATTTTCAATATAAATCCAAGCAATTTATCTTTCATTAGTTTAATCACCCTTTCTTGATTCGGAACTTAGTAATTCCCCATGTATTTCTTCAAATTTTTTTAAGGCATTTATATGTAACTGCTTTATGTATTGATAAGACCATCCAGTATCTTTAGCAATATTTTTCAATGTTTTGCCTTGAATGTACCGTTCAAAAAGAATATGTATATACTTTACATTGTTCAACGTTTGAATTTGGTCAATCACCCTGTGTTTTTCCAATAGGAAAGAATATACATCTTCATTTATTTGTTGCTGAATATCAACAGCCTTTGCAATATTGTCACCCATCTTATCATCTATCCGGCTGCTTTGAACTTTCATTGTATTCACTGGTGCTGTAGTAGAACTTGCTTTATCCAGATATATATTTCTTTGTTCTAAAAGCCAGTTTATTCTATTTTTCATAAACTGTAACCTCGACAAATATTCCTTTGCAGTCACCACATTCACACCTCCCATAAAAATTATGGGTGTGATACAAATACCACACCCACCATCAAATCATGACGGAACATCAGCCATATTTAAAATTTTTCCTTTACCAATAGCATAAAATCTTTTAACAAGCTGCACATCAGATGTTTCAATGTGTGTTTGTGCAGTCCCCATTCTTACACTTGCAAATTCAAACATTTCTTTAATTGCAGATTCATTTCCACATTCAAATTCGATTGTGGCTTTGGTCATTGTTCCGCCTGATTCAGTTTTCAATTCAGGATTATACGTAATATCTAACATTTAACTCATCCCCCTTATGCCTGTGTTGTTTCTGACAGTCGTGCATAGTATCCAAGTGATTCTAATTCAACTTTCATTGCAACACTTTCAGCAAATGAAATATTCTCATTACTTGCCATCTTGTAAAGAATCACCTGTGACCGGAATACATTAATTGCATCCTCAACAATTTTCAATTCATCAGCCTTTTCTTGAATAGTGGGAAACAATTTTAAATATGCATTCTGCAACAAGGAATTATTTTCAGGATTCTTCACCAGTGACATTTTCGCCAATAGATAATATGCAAAT